GAAGCTACACGGTAGCTGAGAACTGGGGAGGACAAATCAACTTCATGTTTCCTTTAGATCGTAGAGGTTTAGCACAATGTAGACGTATAGCCGCACGGCAGGAAGAAAAGATGCGACTTGACTACGAATTAACCCGTATGTTGAGATGTGCTGAACTACAACGAAAAGGTTTTATGTTAGCTGAAGGTACACGTGTATATACCATGTGTAATGACGTAGTGCCAATAGTCAAATACGAAAAGAATAGGAAAATTGCATTTGAAGAACATTTAGAAACTAATTGTACAAAAATTCCAAAAGATAAATTTAAACCATGGCAGAAACAAAAGTATCAGTGTCCGAAGACACAAAAGAAGTAGTAGAAGAGAAACCAGTAGTTGAACGAAAAATTCCTGGCAAAGAATCAGCAAAAGCCATTCGTGGCACACTAGATAGACGTTAACCTACCCTTATTAAAACAATGATCCTAATTATCAAACCCATCCTTTTCGCCTTCTTAAAGTCAGATGCAGTTAAGAACTTAGTAATAGATTTACTAACAGCTTATGTTGCTAGAACTGATAATAAACTAGATGATCAGGCATTGGAAATTGTTAAAAAGAAACTATTATCATGACAATTAAAAGACCTACTGGACATACCTTAGATTCTATAAAGAGGCAATATAAAGGTGGCTCTGACTATAAAATAGAAGATAAGAAAAACGTTCTTAATTGGTATAAAAAAGCTCAAAAAAAAGATGTTAATTCTGTAAATGCATAACTATGCCAGGACATTATAACGGAGCTTCTAAGGGAGCACAGAATGTAGATGCATTCAATTCTAAATCCACTGAAAGTGGTAAGGTAAACGATGAGCACTGGTCAGTTGGTGCTAGTGATAAACTCATTAAATGGATGAGAGGTAATACTCAAAAATCTGATACGGATTTACTAGGTACAAAACGTAACAAATCACTTTATTCTAAATAATGGCTTACACATACAATGAAGATGGTACATCCTCTAGTACCTTTAATAAAAATAGAGGACATAATGCACCACCAGGAAGTGTAGGAGGTAGACCAACTATAAATACAGCTGTAGGAGGTATAATCCAGAAGACTGGACAATTAGCTACTATAGGTGGTATAGCTTATCTTGGACTTAAAGCTATTAATTCAGTCAATGAGTAGTAATGTCTGTAATAACTCCAAATACTATACTTCTCCCTATTAACAAAGAAAATGATGATAGTTACGGAGAAGCTGCAAACGACGAATTACTAAGAAGAGGTTGGTCTAAAAAGAAAAAGAAAAAGAAAACTCTTCTATCTAAAAAACCAGTAAATAGTATAAACTCATAATGGCTAAAGCAAAAGAAGAAAAGTTTAATGAGTTACATAACCTTGTCACTAACGAATTCCTTAAACGGGTTCGTAGTGGCGAGGCTACTACTCAAGACTTAAAAGCAGCCTGTGATTGGCTTAAGACTAATGACATAACAGGTGTTGCTTATGATGGCAGCCCTATGGATAAACTAAACAGAATCCTCCCTAAAGTAGACCCTGAACTAGTTCAACGGAGGTTATATGGCTCCAAGACGGGCTAAGAACCCAGGTAAGACTTCTAGATACTATCAATCTGCTAAAGGCAGGAAGTCTTATGAAAAACAAAAGAAGAAACAAAAGAAGATTAACAGTACCGCTGCTAAACGTAAGTACCGTAAAATACTATCCCGTAGACGTAGGAAACTAGGTATTATGGGTAAAGGTGGTAAAGATGTTTCCCATAAGGGTAATAGGCTTACACTTGAAATACCTAAGAAGAATCGCGCCAGAGGAGGGGCTAAACGTAAGTGACTAAAAAGAAATATGCTCCATACGTAACTAAAGATGGTCTAGATGTACAGAAACTTAGCTTAGCTCATAGAATACAACTACTGGCTACAGGGGGTATAGATAGAATAGACCCTAATACTGGTAATAAGCGTAATGTATGGAGAGAAGGTTTCGTAGATCCAGTACTATACTTAGGTAAAACATCTTTAAATATAGCTAGACCTGTACTTGAAGCTATGATAGACGGTCAGATTCAGCAGCAAAACTACAATGAAGCTGTACATGAAAGCAATAAAGCTATAGCTGATGGTCTTGTTATAGGTACTAAAGACTGGGTTGAGAGTAACACATACAATACTAAACTAAGTAGTGAACTTGGTAGAAGTGTTACTGTAAAAGAAGCTAATGAAATCTTATCTAATAAGAAAGAGAAAAAAAGAATCAATAAAGCTAAACAGGATATCATTAATGCTCAGGAAATTCGTAAGATAAAGAAAGAGAATCCTGTTAAAGTAGAAGATGATTTGAAAGTAAGTCAAGCTAGTAAACTTTCTATTTCAAATTATGGAAACTAAATTGAGTGCTGAGCATCCTGCAGTAACTAACTCAGTAGAATTCATACAAGGTCTTAAGGATAAACTCTTTCCAAATCCGTTTGCTGCAGAGAAAGCAGTTATAAAAGAAAATAGAGAGGGACAGATTGGTAAAGAAGTTACTGATAAAGAGAACTGGGTAGGTCCAGTAATTAAAGATGCAGCTACAGATGTCTTAACACAAGTAGCTGTTGGATCAGCTTTTAAAAAACCTTCTCCTAAAGTATTACGTACTTATCCTCCTGAGTTACCAGGTACTACAACTAAGGGTGCTATAACATCAATACCTCAAACACGTATTGATAAGTTTAAACCAGGTAGCTCACCTTATATTAGTAAATTAAATACTGCTGAAATTGCTGCATTAAGTAATCTAAAGTTGAAACTTGATCCTAATTATACTCAAGGTGAATTCTTTACAGATGTAGATGCAGTGTCTCGAAATTTACCTGACTTCATTACTTATCCAATGGCAAAGGATATGCCAGCATATGCTAAAGAAGTTCCTGCAGGTTATGTTGATTACTATAAAATGCGGAATTGGTTCTATGCTTCTGAAACTAGTGGAAGAAAAGCATTAGAAACTTATATGACACCTGTTGTACCAGGAACTCAAATATCACGTGGAGTAAGTTTCGGTGGTTTAGCAAAAGCAGAATTACCTAAGTTAAAAAGAGACTTTGCACCTATTTTAAAAGCTTTAAAAATAGACAACGTAGATAGTGCCAATATTCATCATATAGCTGCATTAAAAGCAACCTTTGGTATATTACATAAAGTTCAATACGATAGTCCTTTGTATAGAGAAGTATATGATACTTTACTTCAACATATACCAGGTTTAGGTAATATGGGAGAAAATCTTGTACCAGTTATAGGTAGAACTAAAGGTAAAGCACAAGTATCTACACCACATTATCTTGTTCATAGATTTTATGCAGATAAGATTGGTGAATCTGGAGAACTCTTTTTTACAGAAGAGGTCTTAAATAAAATGGTAAAAAGTAAAGCATATAGATTGAAAAAAGCTAATGAACTTGGTAAGATTATAGCTAGATCTGAAAAAATTGTAAAAGATGCTCAAAGGATTTGGAGATTAGGATTTTCTCAAGAAAACATTCATTTTGAAGTCATAGTTAATGAACTAAGTAAATTAGATGAATTAGGTTACAGTAAATTATCTAGTACTAAATATCAGACACCAGCTTTATCGGAAATGATTAAAGATATAGTTACAGATATTAAAGGTGCTAAAGGACCAATATTACAACCTCCTCCAAAAAGAAAAGTAGATCCAAGTAAAATTACTCAAAGAGAAAGAATGATAAAAGAATCTGATATTATTAAAGAAACAAAAGCAGTAGATAAAGGAGAAAAACCAAGTAATCCCGATCAAACTAAACTCGACTTATAAACATTATGGCAGCATGGTTAGCAAAAATAGGAGCAGGACTTGGTAAAGTCTCACCCGAGGCATGGAAAGCAGGTGCTCTTGTTACAGATAAATTATCCGGAGGAGCTGGTGGCGGAATAGGCAAAGAACTAGCTAACGCAAATGTAAATTTATCTGGTGGTCTTAGAAATGGTACAAAAGGTGAAACAAAAAATGGAGCTAGCAAAGGAGCTAAAAGCATAGCTTTCGGATCTGGTGACACAGAAAAAGACGGAATAAACGCATCTACAGCAGAAACAAGTAAAACAAATCTTATAGGTAAAGGTTAATTAATGAATACACTTGAATCTCTTCAGTCAGACTTTAAGCTGTTCCTACAAGCTTTGTGGGATCAGCTTGGTCTGCCTTCACCAACAAGAGCACAGTATTCTATAGCAGACTATCTTCAACACGGACCTAAGAGATTACAGATACAAGCATTCAGGGGTGTAGGTAAATCTTGGATTACTGGTGCCTTTGTCTTATGGACTCTCTTTAATGATCCAGAACGTAAAATTATGATTATCTCTGCGTCTAAAGAACGTGCAGATAACATGTCAATCTTCTTACAAAAACTAATTATTGAAACCCCATGGCTCAGTCATCTCAGACCGAAATCAGACGATTCACGTTGGAGTCGCATCAGCTTCGACGTAGCTTGTTCTCCTCACCAAGCCCCAAGCGTAAAGTCAGTGGGAATAACTGGTCAACTAACAGGAAGTCGCGCCGATTTAATGATCTTGGACGACATAGAGGTTCCTGGAAATTCCATGACGGAGTTCATGCGTGAAAAACTTTTACAACTCTGTACTGAGGCTGAATCCATCCTCACGCCGAAAAGCGATAGCCGTATTATGTATCTCGGGACTCCTCAGACTACTTTTACTATCTATCGTAAGTTGGCAGAGCGTTCGTACCGTCCGTTCGTATGGCCCGCAAGATACCCAGCCAAATCTAAACTCTCCCAGTATGAAGGACTATTAGCTCCTCAAATACAGGAAGATTTAGATGCTGGTGTTAAAGCATGGGATTGTACAGACCCAGATAGGTTTAATCATGAAGACCTAATAGAACGTGAAGCTTCTATGGGTCGTTCAAACTATATGCTTCAGTTCCAATTAGATACGAGTCTATCAGATGCTGAAAAATTCCCACTTAAAATGGCTGATCTGGTTGTTACCAGCGTCAACCCTGAGTCTGCCCCTGAGTCCGTTATATGGTGCTCCGATCCCCAAAACGTTATTAGAGACGCACCCACAGTCGGTCTCCCAGGAGATTATTTTTACTCTCCTATGCAACTCAAAGGAACATGGGACAGTTATTCAGAAACAATATGCTCAATCGATCCATCAGGTCGAGGAACTGACGAGACTGCAGCCGCATTCATATCTCAACGAAACGGCTTCCTATACTTGCATGAAATGTGTGCATACAGGGACGGGTACTCTGACCGTACCTTGCTCAATATATTAGATGGTTGTAAGAAATATAGCGTTACTAAGCTAGTTATTGAAACTAACTTTGGTGATGGTATAGTATCTGAACTATTCCGTAAACATCTAACTGCTAGAAAACAAGCAATAGACATAGAAGAAGTAAGAGCTAATGTTAGAAAAGAAGACCGCATCATTGATTCTCTTGAACCTGTGCTTAATCAGCATAGATTGGTGGTTGATAGGTCGGTTATAGATTGGGATTATAATTCTAATCAAGAAGCAGCTCCAGAAGAACGTCTCATATACATGCTATTCTACCAGATGTCTAGAATGTGTAGAGAAAAAGGTGCTGTTAAACATGACGACAGATTAGACTGCCTAGCCCAAGGCGTTAAATACTTCACAGATGCCCTCTCAATAAGCGCAAACGACCAGATTAAGCTAAGAGAGCTAGAAGAGTTTAAAGACGTGTTAGAGGGCTTCCTAGACGACCCTCAAGCCTCTGCTAATCATTTAGTCCTAGGTATGAATCTAGAACAAAGAAAACAAGCTAGAGGTAACGATTCTGGAAAGCCTCTTCCTACCTGGGTTTAGGTGCAATCACTCACGTATACAGGGGAAGGGAAGGGTGGACCCAGCCCCTTGATGAGGAAATTTGTTATCTCACGACAACAATTTCCTCTATCTTAATATCATCATTTGATATTCCTATACCACTTCCACTAACTATGATTAAAAAAGAAGACCGTATTATCAGTATGTTACTGCATAATAGCCATGATTCAGATATGACCTATCAGAGACCTGATACGACCACCTATGTCTGCCAAATACGTAAAGATAAACCTAATACTTTCTATATACCTGAAACTCAACTAGAATTACTTCTAGATCTTCCTAAAACAGTCTCTAAACCTTACATATCTAAAGATGCTCCTCACTTAAACATCTTAGAAAGATACTATGGTAAAGATTGGAAACCAACACCTAACCTAAATCTAGAACCTCATACATGAAGATTATAGATAACTTCCTATCTAAATCAGATTTTGAAATAGTTGAACAGTATCTTACTGATTTCTCCTTTCCTTGGTACTATAATGACTTTATAGTTAATAATGAAGGAGGATTAGATCAATTTCAACTCTGTCACTGCTTCTTTGATGTAACTAGACCGTGGTCTCATCCAAGTAGCTCCTTCCTTTCACCTTTATTAAATAAACTTCAACCTAAGTATCTTTTTCGTCTGAAAGCTAACTTTAGACCTCGTACATCTAAACCTGTCTTTTCTGCTTTTCATACCGATTTTGATCCAGGTGATCTTAATCAAAAAACAGCTATATTCTATATTAACTCCAATAACGGTGTTACTAGGTTTGAAGATCCTCAATATGATGATGTCCCTTCTGTAGCTAATCGATTACTTACCTTTGATGGTAATCTACGTCACTGTGGTTCCTCCGCTACTAACCTTAATGCACGTATTATTCTTAATATTAACTATATTCCATCTGATGCTTCCCCTTAAATTTTTAACATAAATTTGAGAGGTCGATATACGATGTAGCACGGACGCAAGTTCCCCCGAGGTAGTAATTAAAATGCCAACAAGGACGTAGCCAACAGGGATGTGCCGTGTTTTTCATAGTTTGTTATACTTTCCTAATGTAAATATGAAGAGATCTGTTTGCATTTCATATTATGATTAGACAACAAACAGTAAAGAGAATGGATAGAGCAGTGTAGTACTGTGATGTGCTGTATAATGTG